TAGATCGTGTCCTCGAAAGGCTTCTGATAGGTGCGGGTCACTTCGCACCAAATCTCGAACGGTGTAGACCACGGGTTCAGACCGAGGATAGTGGCGAAGCGAGTACCAGTCAGCTTCTTCGGACGCTTGGGAGGGATAATCTGGATTTTGTTACCGTCAAGCCATTCCATTTTTGTTTACCTCCTTATAATTCACAAATTCGTCAGCGGCACATTCCCGAACGGCAGTATCAGGGTCGTTACCGTAGAGCTTACAGCAATCCGCTTCCAAGTCTGCATTGACGCACTTGCGGCAATCAATTTCAATCATGCCTTAGCCCTCCTTCGCCGTTTTCATTTCGTAGCCAGCCAACATATTGTTCACGCCCTCGATCAGAGCATCACACTTATCGGCTTCGATCTTGGAGAAGCCTTCGGTCTTCATGGCGATGGTCTGCACGAACTGTTCCTGCTCTGCGTCAATATCCATGAGCTTTTTCAGCAGACTTTTCAGCGTACCGACCTGTTCCTCGGTAGCCGCACCAGCAGGAGCGCCGGTCAGTTCCTTCTTGATCTCCTGACGCTGTTCAGTGGTCACAGGGGGCTTCTTGGTGACGGCGGGAGCGGGTGCGGGGGTCGTGTCAAACTCGCCGCTGTCGATACTGTCATGCTCCACAATGTCAAGAACGAGCTGCCACAGGTAGCGGCGAATGTAGGTGATGGAACTGCCGGTCGCCTGCATTTCGTTTGTGACCTGATTACCAGCGTTGGACACGATAGGGGTGATGGGGGTGTACGGTGCAACGAAGTCAATGAAGTCCTCACGGTCATTGACATTGTAGACACGAGCGGTCGCCTTGTCGCCGTACATGGACGGAACCATCATCAGACCGATTTCAAGGAAAATCTGCTCGGCCTTGGGAACAATGTCCGCCAGTTCGAAATACTTATATTCGAGCTTCATGTGCTTGCCGCTCTTATCCACGCCAGCTTCGAGGAAGCGCATACGGGCAAGCTGTAACTTCTGGAACACATTCATGGTGGAATAATCCACCGCCGCAGTCTCAGCGGCTTTCTTGGTAGTAGCCATATTTATACCTCCAACATTTCTAATAATTTTTTCTTGATGGAATTGACTCTGCGGGTATTTCGCTTGGGCGGCTTCTCTCCGAGGAAATCTCGGACGTAACGCCGTGCCAGCCGGATATACCAATCACGGTCAACCACATCAATCGTCAGATGATTGTCGTTGTCTACGACACATTTTGCGGGAAGTCCGGCAATCTTGACGGGATTGCCAGTGCCGAGGTGGATTTTGTAGAGGGTTCCGCACCGATGATCTTCCGTGGCATATACCCGGTTGACCTTCTGTACGACCTCCATCTGACCGTCTACCTCATGGAGAGCGTCACCATACTTGCTCCCGGCCTTGGCGACCAACTGGAAGTCCAGCAGGCGGTCGCAGCTCATGATGGTATCTTCGACCGGGATACCGTAGGCCAGATAATCCTTGACCGCCTTGGCAACCACGCAGGCGTTGTTGTTGATGTTGAACGCTCCTGCCGGGGCAATTCCACGAACGAGAACGCCACCCTTGATTTTTGGGTCGCCCTCGAAAGGAACCTCGACATAATTGTTCACATCTTTCTGACAGATCATCTTGATAAGGTCTTCCTCCAACTCGAAGCCGGTTCTGTCCTGCCACTCCTGCGTGATTTCCTGATACACGGGAACATCGCAGTCATCAAGGCTGACCATGATACCATCGGTGTTGAGCTGAATGATCTTCAAGGTGGGGCAGTCCTGAACAAGATGTTCCGCCATTTCAAGCAACTGCAACTGGCCTGAGATACAGACCGAGCGCCCCATGAGCGGGTCATACAGGTCGTTGTAGCGGTTCAGCATAGCGCCGTAGGTGGTGTTCAGTACCAGCTTCAAAGCGTTCGCCGTAGCCTTATCACCAGCCCTCTTTGCCTTAACACGCCGCTCAATGGTGGCGGCATACACATCGGGGGAGGGAATATTTCGGCTACAATAACCGTTCAAGGTCATCTGGTGTGGGTAGTAGCTTGCAACATCTTTGTTGCGAATAGAGCGGGTTTCCGTGGCTTCCTCTCGGTAACACGGGATAGCTCCGTGAATACCGCCGTAGGCGATGGTGCAAGGACAACCGCCTACCATCAGATCGAGTTTTTCCTTGAACACCACTTCGTCAGGAATACTCTTATCCTTCAACCGTTCGAAGAAGTCGAACACTTCCTGCGGAATATACTGACGAAGCAGCTTCGGCGGATATTGATATTCCCGCTCGTCATAGTGCGGCTTTTGCTCTGCGTCAAGGTAAGCAGCGGTTAGCTTGGCGTTGGTCATGTAGAGGGCTTTTGCAGGATACAGCCCCTTTTCACGACCCAGCGTGAGCTTACTGGACAGGTAGCCTTGACGAAGATCGTCCAACCTGTCGGTTGCGTCAACATCATGGCGGCAGTAGAACTCGACCTCTCGCTTCTCGTCCTCAGTCAGAGGGCGGTCGATGTTGAACGGAACAGTGGTTTCACGAATGTCCATTCCGAGGTGGGCTTCGATTGCTTTCAGGGACAAACCCATCTGACAATCGTCCATCAGGTCATATTGATCGAAGAAAATCCCGCAGTCACGGAGAGGGGCGTACTCCCAGCCCTCGTGACCACCAACGATGATAAAATCGTTGACTGCCTTGATTTCCTCCGGCGTGAAGCCTGAAAGAACCGCTTTCAGAATGAATTGGTCATAGTGCTTATTGTTAAACCCCGCCAACAGGGGTTCTTGGGTCATAAACTGTTCGACCGCTTCATTGTCATTCCAAATCTCGGTGTATTCCCCCGTGACCTTGTTTTTGAAGACAAAAAGCCAATCGTAGGCAAACACCTCGCAGTCGAAAATGAATGGTTCAAGGTTCAGCGGTATCACCTCCAAAGAGATTATCCAGATACCTTTCAGCAAGGACTTCCTGAACACCCTCCATGATGTAGAGCATACAGGGGAAAGCCATGCCGTTTCCCCACATTTTGTACTCCGCAGAGTCCTTATGAGGAACCAGCGCACACCAATCTTTCTCAAACCCTTGAAGGGAAGCACACTCAGTAGGGGTGAGCTTTCGAGCCAGATAAATGACTTCGCCGTTCTCGGTCTGTGTGGGAACAAAGAGGGTCTGGTCGTTGTTACATGAGAGCGTTGCACTCTTATCTTCCTGTATCAAAGCGCCCTTACCCCCCCCTCACAACCAGAGCGGATTTTCAAGGTGTACGGGATAAGCGCACATGGGAGATGATGGTGGTCAGGTCTGGCGGCAGCCAATGTCATCGTTACCCCCCCCGTAATAGCCTGATTGTAGAAATCTGCTCCGATGGGTTCTAACACCAATGTCTCAGTACCCCCCCCATAATTGCCGCCCGTGGCTTTCAGCGTAACCGCTTGTTCCGTGGGTGCATATTCATCATAGGAAGCCTGTCCGAAGCATGGAACAAGAACTAAAGGGACATTACCCCCCCCCTGTTCCCATTCGTCCAGCGAGGGTTTGGACGGTGTTATCGGGTCTGAGGGACACTCGGCTGTCTTGGGCGTGGTTTTCGACGGCATAAACACGATGGTGTTCAGCAGGGCTTGTTTCAGAAGAGGGTCTAACGGTTTGCCCCGTTCGCCTGACCTTCTTAAAATCCCTTCGCAAGCCCTCACGCTCAAATAGTATCCGTCCGGCACATTGTCCTCCAAGATCGAGGACAACGAAGACACGCTTGCGTCTTTGGGGAACTCCCCAACCTTGAGCGTCAAGTCCTCTCCAAGCGATAGAGGAATGATCTCCCAAGACGAAGCCAGTGTGCGGCCATTTTTGCCGCCCTCGCTTGTCTTCCGCATATCGAGGAACGCTATCGTCTCCCTCGCAGATTTTCCAGAGAGTTTCGATGACTGTTCGGAAGTCCTCTCCCTGTGTCGAGCTAAAAGCTCCGTAAACATTTTCCCAAATGACGATTTGAGGAAATCTCCCATTGGTGGCGCACCTCATTTCCTGAATGACTCTGACTGCTTCAAAGAATAGGGAAGACTCCTGACCAGCAAGACCCTTGCCATTCCCAGCAATCGAGAGGTTTTGGCACGGAGAGCCGAAGGTGATGACATCAACAGGCTCGATTTCTGCCCCGTTCATCTTGGTAATATCGCCAAGGTGAGTCATCTTGGGGAAACGGGACTGTGTAACAGCCATAGGAAAAGGCTCAATTTCACTCGCCCATGCCGGGATAATACCGACCGCAGAAGCGGCAAGAGGACAAGTCCCGCTGCCATCAAACAGACTGCCTAACTTCACTTCGACACCTCCTGTTCGATGAACTTACAACCGCACTTGCGGTAGGTAGTACACCGCTTCTTGTAGCTTCGCACGAGGTACTGGATACCATCGTCCACATAATCGTAAGCGATGGGTTCTCCCTTTCCCTCGAAGGTACGAGCGATACGACCAATGCTCTGAGTTATCACAGCATAATCCTTCTGCGGTGTGGTCAGGTACAGACGGTCGAGCCGAGGAATATCCAAGCCCTCCTTTGCCAGAGAGTAGGTGGCGAACAAATACCGCTTGCGTCCCTGCCGCATTTCCTCAATGGCCTGCTCTCGGAGAGCTTTGGCTTTCTTCGTGGTCATCTTCCCATCAATCATGACCGCCTGTTTTCTCAGGTCGGGCGGAAGTCGGTTCATCAGGGTTTCCAAATGCGTCAGCCGATCAGAGAGAATGAGATTGTAGTGATCTCGGTTTGCTACGAGGTCAGCGACAATCAAGTTATTTCGGGGATAACGGTCAGCGAGGAAATTGACCAACTTGGCATAGATGATCGTACCGTCCGTGTCCAAAAACTCACGGCTGAGTCCTTGATGGGTAGCACGAGGTAGAACGCTGACGGTCATAATCTTGTCTTTCACCGCTTCCTCCGGCACCTGATAGGCAATCCCACCCAGCAGGGCGTAGGTGGCGGCAATCATACCGTCTGCTCGATGAACCGTAGCGGACAGGCCGTACTTGTGTCGAGCTGCCAGAGCGTTCAGCACCTTTGAGAACTGCGTCATGGCGGTCGGGGTTCCGGCTACACGGTGGCACTCGTCCACGATGATACAATCCCAAACATCACGGTATTGACTCAGATCGAGGTTGCACATGGTCTGTACCGTTGCGAAGGTGATTGCTTTACCGATTTGAACTCTACCTTCGGTGATCGTGCCAGTCAGAGAAGGACTCATGTACTGCTCCGCTCGGCTTTTGCTCTGTACGAGCAAATCCCGTGTATGGGTCAGCCAGAGTGTTCTTCGGCCTGTATCTGCCGCAACAGCAATTCCAATCTGTGTCTTACCGCACCCCGCAGGGGCTTGAAGAATACCGTAGTAGGCCGTTATCAGGGCTTCCTTGGCTTCTACTTGATAATCATAGAGCGGAATGGTGCAACCGAAGTCCACCTCGGTCGGTGTAGGAAGATTGACCTTCATGTGGCAATCGTCCATCGCCAGTATATCGTTCAAACACCCGTAGGGAAGAACCAGTGTGTCACCGTCCCATTGGAACAGGTACAACTTCTCAGGCGTGTTCCCGACCCAAAAGTGCATACGGACTTTCTTGGCGTACTCAGGATTGGGAAGAATAAGCTGCTTCTTGCACCATGCGAGCAACTGCTCAGACGGGTTTTCAATTCGGAGCTGATTGCCAACAGTTACTTGCATTGGGACACCCACTCTCCGAGAGTGATACCGTATCGCCTAATATCGTTGGCAGACAGCACAGTTCGCAAAACGGACAATTCCAAAAGCGTAGAAAAGGAGATAAATCGAACTTCACCGGTTATCAACCTAATTGCAAACCAGCCCTCTCCATTCCCGGTTTCCTTCCAGAGCGTCATAGCGGAAAACTGGTTTTCTTCGATACGCTCCATCTTGAAAATGTTCTTGGAACAATCCTTACAGTCAATGGGATAGCTGACACCGTTTCGAGCCGCAATCACATCGAACGGCTGACCTTGACTGTTCTGAGCGAGATTGTGCGCCCAAAAGCCACAACCCGACAGGCTCAGGCATAAGTCTCTTTCAAAACCAGTGCCAACCTTGCGATTGACATTCATGTTTTCACTCCTTTCACCGCCCCTAACGGGGCGGGATTTACGAGATACCCGATCAAATGCAGAAGCCGAAGGACACGCCAAAGGAGCCGCTGGCGTAGCTAAAGTTGGCGTAGCCGTCGGAGCTCACATAACAGAAGTCGTTGGTGTTGCCGGAATTAGGAGAACGCTCCCATCTCCAATCCCTCTCACCATTCTGCTTGCACTTGCCATAGGGCGTGTTCTCTCGCTTGTACCACTCGTACCACTTACCCTCATAACCGCAGGAATAAATCTTGCGACCGAAGACTTCCTGCTCAGAAAGAACGAACAGCTTGTCAACGGAAGGAACCCGCACTTCGTTCCTGCTGCTCTTGGCGGTCATCTTTACCACGGGCTTGATGACCGCTTTCAGATCAGCGGGAAGTTGCTTCTCGAAGAAGTTGCCGTTGAGCTTGGCACGGAGATAGGAAGCGTCCCAGCCGCCCTCGTTGGTAGGCTTCTCATTCATGGGAATGTCACCGTCAAGGGTTTCCACGGTTTCAAAGGTGATATGAACCATGCTACCGTCACTTGCGTAATCATGGTTGAACCCGATGATACGGGCGGTCAGGTAGGAGCCATCAGCCAGACGGAATTTCTTGGTGTCACCGACCTCGAACATCTTGTCGGCAATACCGTAGGAGGAATACATATTGATCTCGTCCCAAGAACAGTCCTCCAACTTACAGCGCTTCGGGGAAGGGCGACCGCCGAACATGACACCATATACGGAGTTAAGATGAAGTTTGACGGTATCGGTATCGACATAGCCCGTAGGCATGAGGGTTTCGATCATTTTCTTCTGAGAAGCGATGGTTTTCTCCATCTTCTCGAACTCGTCAGCGAGTTTCGCAATCGTGCTATTCATAAAGTTCTCCTTTACAAAATGATAGGTTCTGATATAATCAGATTGAGCTTTTACGCTTGCCGTTGATGGAAGTACCAGTTCCGTCAGCGGCTCTTTCTTTTTCTCGGCGGGGCGGGATAAAACGCACCGGACAGCTCACAGAACAACCAGAAGCAGCCAAGGCCGATACCCATGCGAACCATGCCTGCGCCAAGGGTTATTGTGTCTTGCTCTACCGCACCAACGACACCTAACAGGTAGAAAAACGAGAGAAATGCCAATACTCCAAATACCTTTTTCATTATCCGTTCCTCCAAACCATAGGTTTCCATTGATACGGTGTGCCGTACTTCTGCTCGTACCAGCTCTCGAACTGCTTGCGGTTCACTTCGTCCTTGAAAAACTCTCGGACAGATCGAGCAAGGAGTGAGCTGAACGCTTTGGCCTGTCCTCGCACTTCCGGGGCAAATGCACTGTCGCTCATGACGCACCGCCAATCTGCCGCTCGTACCAGTCCAGAATGTCGATAGACTCAGCGATGATCTTGTCTACAGAAGGGCCGTTACGAGTTCCTGCGAGAATTGCACTCAGGACAGGGCCGTTCGTTTCAATACCCCGCTTTCGGAGCATATCAATCAGCCATGCAAACGACAGGTGATTGACGCTCAGGCGATAGCGAATTTTCTCACGCTCTTTCACAAAACCTCTCCTTTCTTTGAATTGAGAACAATATTTATTGACAACCGGTGGGCGTAATGGTACAATTTACTTGCCAGACAATTAAACCATTGACCACAGCAACCGCCGAAAAAAGAAAACCTTTCGGGGGTCGGGTTTTTGTTGTCAAAATCTCTTGTTCACAATTCAGAGTATATCGCAGTTTTCTGCGAATGTCAATGGTATTTTCGCAGTTTTCTGCGAATTATTTTTAGGAGGTGCTATATGAATATTGAATTGACAGTGGAGAGAATCAAAACTCTCAGTAAAACTAAGGGGTTTAAGACCAAGTACATTTGTAAAAACCTTGGCGTTCGGGATAATTATTTTACAGATTGCAAAGCGAAAAAACTGATAATCCCCGATGATATTCTAAAGCCACTGGCTATTATGCTTGACACCTCTATTGACTATTTGAAAGGTGAAACTGACGACCCTCTCTTTCACTTGTCCTCTGTTGGTTTGACCACCGAACCTTATGAAAAGAATTGCAAGCGACCTATTTTCGGTCATGCGTCCGCAGGAAAAGGTGTCATCGCTCAGCAAGAAGCATTGGGATATGAACAGGTTGACCCCGAATATGACTGTGACGATTGTTTCTGGTTGCAAGTGGACGGAGATAGTATGTCGCCAGTCTTAGACGATCACGATTTAGTGCTGGTTAAAAAGGACACACCCCCTGAAACAGATACTCTTATGGTTGTCATTGTTGATGACGAAGAAGGATTTATTAAGAAAATCAGTATTGATGAAGATACTGTGACCCTTCGCTCTTTTAATCCACACTATCCTCCCCGTGTTTTTGGCGGTGTTGAAATTGGACGATTGCGCTTTGTCGGTAGAGTCATGGAGTTAAAAAGGAGATTTGCATGAAAAAATTTCCAATCGACCTCTCCTGTCTAACAGAGGAAGAAATCTCTCAATTTCAGGAAGACCCATATACACTCTACAATGGAGATCAAAATGTTGCTATCTACCTTCGGTATAGCTCCACAGGTCAAAGTGACCAATCCATTGAAGGGCAGCTTCGTGACTGCCGTACCTTCTGCAAAGCAAATCACTACCGCATTGTGGCAATCTATGTTGATCGAGCAACGACCGCTCGTAAAGATGTGGAAAAGCGGGTTCACCTCATGGAAATGATTTCGGATAGTGCAAAGCAGAATTGGGAATATGTCATCGTCTGGAAGCTCGACCGTTTTGCTCGTAACCGAAATGACAGTGCGATTATGAAAATGCGTCTGCGGAAGAACGGCGTGAAAGTCCTCTCCGCCACAGAACACCTCACCGACAGCCCTGAGAGTATCATCTTGGAGTCTGTGTTAGAGGGTATGGCTGAATTTTTCTCTGCCGAGCTGTCACAGAAGGTCACGAGAGGTATGCGTGAGTCCGCCTTGAAGTGCCACAGCGTAGGCGGTCATATTCCCCTCGGATACAAGGTGGAAAATCATAAGCTGGTTGTTGACCCTGACACCGCCCACATCGTTCAAGAAGCGTTCTCTCTTTACGCCAATGGTGAAAGCGTTGCCGCCATTTGCCGAAAGTTTAACTCTGCCGGATATAAGACTGCCAAAAACACAGAGTTCAACCGCAGCAGTTTTAAGGCCATGTTCCGTAATACTCGCTACATCGGCACTTACACCTACAAGGATATTGTCATTGAAAATGGTATTCCAGCCATCATCGACAAGGAGCTGTTTGAAGCGGTACAGCGGCGGCTTTCTAAGACCGCCACAGCCCCGGCAAGGGGTAAGGCTAAGGTAGATTACCTCTTGTCTGGAAAGCTGTTCTGCGGTCATTGTGGGGCTTCTATGAACGGTGAAAGCGGAGCCGGTAGACACGGCAAGGTCTACCACTACTATTCCTGCTATACGAAAAAGAGGAAACTTGGGTGTGACAAGCGGCCTTTGAAAAAAGACTACATCGAAGGGATAGTAGCCCGTGACGCTCTTAACCTTTTGACCGATCAGCTCATTGATGAAATCGCAGACATGGCAATCCGACAGAGCGAACAGGATTTGATAAACGACACGCACATTCCGCAGTTGACCGCTCAACTGTCAGAGGTCGAAAAGTCAATCACGAATATCACAGCCGCCATCGAAAAGGGTATTGCTTCTGAAACATTGATGAACCGCCTTGTCCAACTCGAACACGAGAAGAAGACCCTTAACAAAGAGATCAAAGCTGAGGAAAAATTCGTCTACCGAATTGACCGTGACCAGATCGTATTCTGGTTGAGCCAGTTCAAATACGGGAATATCGAAGACGAAGATTTCCGCAGGCGGCTCATTGATTTACTCGTCAACTCCGTTACAGTGTGGGACGAACCTGACGGGTATAAAATCACTACCGCATATAACCTAACCTCTTGTAAAACCAAGACTTTCCGGGTAGAAAAGAACCCCGCCGCCGAAGAAGCGACAGGGTTCGATTTTGGGGAGTCTGAGTGTACCATTGAGCGCATATCCGAACCCTACATTGTGTGGGGAACGGTATTCGTTCAAACCAAAAGACACTCCTTACCTTAATCGGTAGGGAGTGTCTTCTTTTATTCTTCGCCAGAATACCCGTTCGCTCTGGCATATTTCAGCGCACCCAAGATCATCTTGTCCTGAGCCAGCGTTCGTTCTTTCAGCTCATAGAGTGGAGTGCGGCGATGATCGTCCCATTCAATGAGCTGCTTTTTGTCATGAACGACTTGACCCTCATAGAGATTGATAACCTTGTCGAGCGTGATTTCTTTCAGCACTTGCATTTTCTCACCCCTGAGCGTCCTCGTCTGAGGTTTCTTTTGACTTGACCTTAATGCCGTACAAAATGGCGAGTTCGGCAGTCCAAGCCGCAAACCAGCCGACCGTCAATTCCGTGTCAACCGTGTGACCGCAGGCGTTCAAAATCAGAACCACAACGGCGTACCAAGTCAGATTGAAGATGGACAAGATCGTGAACTTTGTGCGTTTTCTCATTCTTTTCTTCTTCGGCTTAGGTTGCACTCGTTTACCACCCATAGGAAGCCCTCTCAGCGGCTCAGGAAGCGTTCATGCACGAAGCCAGTATAATTTACCCTCTTGTGCGAGAAAGCCACATAGAGCCATTTAACGCCGTTTACAACGGTGTAGTAGCCGTAGTTCTTGACGGTGATTCCCTTGGGGATTGTCACCAGCACTCTACTGTCCGTCCCGGCAGCGTCACGAACATTCAGGCCAGCACCAGCGGTCACGGTGTAAGTGCCTGCCACAGCCTTATTGAAAGACCGTGCGACACCTTTTGCCTTGACCTCGGTAGTAGGAACGGGCTTGACCGTTTCGGGCTGTGCGGGGGTCACGGTTTTATCGTAGGTCACATAGGGGAGGTGTCCGTGCTTCTTCCACATACGGGTATTGTACCCGTTCTTCTTCCCGATATTACCGACAGCGGTAATCTGCACATTGTTCGCCCAACGGGGAGAACATTCGACCGCAAGGCCGTTTCCGATATACACGCCAATGTGTCCCGTAGTCCACACCACTTCGCCGGGGTCAACCTTGTCCCACCCGGAAGCAGTAGCGTCCTTGCACCTCTTAATCATGGTGTCAGCACCCTCGTCAGGTACGCCGTTGGTGGCGTATTTTGCGCCGCCGTAGGACTTAGTTTTATCCCCTGTCCAGCCCCACAGAACGGCTTTGATAAGGTTCACACAGTCAAAGCCAAAGGTATCAGGGGTCGCTGCCATAATCATAGAGGTACGAGCTGCCGCCATGTTGTAGGGGTGGTTCTTGATGTACCGTGACTTATTGGTGTCGGTCAGCGGCGCACCAAAACAGCCCATGACATACAGGGTCTTGTAGTGCTTGGCAATATCAACGACCTTGGCGACCAGTTCACTTGATTTCATCATAGCTTTTGCCCTCCTTGGTAGCGTCCAAAATGGCCTTGAACTTCGTAAATGCTTCTGTGATGTACTTACAGGACACCATAAGTACCGCACCAATAATCACCAAATTGCTGAAAATATCCACATACTCAGCCGGAATTTCCCACCCGACCATATCCGCAAACAGCGGCAGCGTGGTAATAGCCACACACAGCAGGGTCAGACCGCAGACAAAAGCAGCGATCTTCAAGCCTGAGTTTATCAGCTTTTCCTTGCTGAACGGTTCCAGCAGGATTTTGATGTTGTAATACAGAGAAAAGGATACATTGGAAAGGTAGGCACACAGAAAAATCAGCATAGCCCAGCCAATGTTCGTCAGGTTATGCAAAATGGTTTCGAGCATAATTTTTACCTCCAATTTTTAATTTAGGTGAGTTAGGTGAGTAATCGGGCGTTTTTCCTATAAACTCCCTCTTATACACGCATACTAAGAGAAAGTTATAGGGATTTTGACCCGATTACTCACCTTTATCACCTTACTTTCGGGTCATGCAGGCTTGTGAAAGCCCTCCAAATCCTCGATACGGTGGTTGATGACCTTGATTTGTTCTTCAACCACAGGCACACGCCTTGCGAAATTGTTGTGTTCCCGCACTTCACGGGTCAGTTCGTTCAACTTGGTTTCGATGACCGCCTGCTGCTTGTCCAGTTTTGCGTCAACCTTGCTGGCAGACTTGCCGGACGAGTAGATGATACCAAGCAGGCTCAGACCACCCGTGATAATAGCGACCAGAATTGCGTCACTCATGTCCTTCCCCCTTTTTTTACTTGCCGGTGTATTCTTCCCAGCCAGCAGGATAAGCGTCCGGGGAATACACATTTCCGTCAATCAGACTGCGGTACAGCTTGTTGTTGTAACTCACGATGTCACCCTTGTTGTAAGCGTCATGAGCGCCTGTTGGCTGAGTCCACACAGGGTAGCCGGAGGGGGTCAGGCCAATCGGCGTGTAGAGAGCGGGAAGTGCGTCAGGCTTCCAATCTGCTTGGGAAGTGTGCGCCTGTACTACCTTGTAGAGCTGCGGGTCGCCTACACCGTTCACACCGTAGGTGAAATAATCACCAACAGCATAGGCATGACCGACCTGATAGGGGTCATAGATGGTTGCAACCACCATCGCAGAGTCTTCGTCAAGGCTTTTGGCGAACATCTGAACAGCCTTGCGGAACTGCTCAGAATTACGAATGTCGTTCGGGTCAGTCAGCAGAGCGGTCAGACTGGAAGCGTAAACGCCATCGTCCACTTCTTCGACCGAAACCGTTTCAGCACCGTCCAGTTCGGGGTGTCCGTTGACATGGTACACGGTGCCGTTCAGGGCAATACCCTGTGCGTTGTCCTCGACAGTCAGGCCGTAACAACCGTTGTCCTGCATACGCACCCAAGTCAGATTGCTCACAATGCCGAGAACTGTGTCCTTCTTGATGATTTTATACATGGCTTTTCCAACCTTTCTCGTCCGGGTAAAACCCGTACAATGATTTGAAATACTGATTGGTGCGCTGCCGCACCTTGAAGCTGTGACCTCGCTTCATGTGACCGTTGTAGGAGTCCACGGAACACCGAATGTCAGCCAAGGTCATTTCGCCCCGGTCGAGCTTTCCTCGGAAAGCCCTGAGCTTGTGTCGAACGATTTTTGTTGAGTCTTTGTTCATCTTCCGAACAACCTTGCCGGTCGATGTGATGATGAACCTTGTTTTCAACCAGCGGTAATAATCTCTGAGAGGAACTACCCTTGTCTTCTTCAAGTTCAGTTCCAGACCGCACTTCTCGCAGATGATCTTTAACCCGTCCATACAGAGATACAGGTCATCAATGTCAGGGCTGATTGCCACGCCATCGTCCATGTATCGCTCATAGGCTTTGATACGGCAGACCTCTTTGAAGTAGTGGTCGATCATATTGGGAAGCATAAGGGCGTTCGTCTGAGACACCTGACTGCCAAGACCCAAGCCCACAGAGCCGAAGTCCGTAACAAAGCTGTTCGCAAGCTCCCTGATTTTCGGGTCATGAAGCCTGCGGTCGGCTTCACGGAACAGCGGCTCATGTGGAGCCGAGTCAAAGAAGCTGTGAAAATCGTAAAGTAGAACCCCTCCTTCCAGACCGTACTTCCTGTAATGCCGTTGGAGGTAACAGGTCATACGGCGCAGGGCGAAGTCCATACCTCGGTGTTTCAAGCTGGCTGAGTTGTCATAGATGAAACAGGCCGAATAGGTAGGAACCAAGCAGTAGTCACACAGACACTTTTGAACCGCTCGTTCCGTGATATGGACTGATCGGATATACCGCTTCTTCCCTCGCTCCATGATAGTAAAAGCGTGAAAACCACGGTGCTTGAAGGTTCCGTTTTGAAGTTCACGATGGGTCTTTGCGATGATCGGAATGATATTGCCGATATACCGCTGAGTTGAGTTTTTCCAGTAGACACCCTTACAGCATTTCTTCCCGGAAAGGTAAAGGTGTCTGAACGAAAAGACTTCATCGAAATCACCACATTCTTTGCTTCGCCGCAGACGAGCTTCGTCCCGCTTGGCTTTCCTGCGCTGATAACGGGCTTCTCTCCGTTCTTCACTTGTCATAGAAGGTTCCCCTCCGTACAGTCTTATTGTCGGGTACGGGTTCTAACTGCTTGTAGTACCAGCCATGAAATGAGCTACCGTACAATCGCTCACCATGCAAGAAGCGTCCGGCTGACTACATCGGACGGGGTGTTTTGGCTTGGTAGCCGGGAACAAGCCCTCCCTCTGCAAAAGGTACTGATTTCGCCCAAAGGGGTTACTACGACTGACCTATGCGAAGTTGCAGAGTCCGAAGGACACGCCATTGGAGTTGCTGGCGTTGTTATTGTTGGCGTTGCCGTTGTTGTTCACATTACAGAAGTTGTTGGTGTTGCCGGAATTAGGAGAACGCTCCCACCAGTTGTTCGCAGAAACGGTAACAATTACAGGGCTTGACCCAATGAAAAACTCATGCCGGGAGGTCTTTATACCTCTCGTGGTCAGCTTTCCGAACCTTGGAGATAAGCTGTGCTTCGTCCGTGATGTACTCTCCAAATTCCTTCATGGCGTGGTCAATCCACGGACACTTTTCAGGGTTTTGGAGAATAGCGTCATAGAGCAAAGTCAGCTTCGGGCTGAGATTTTGAAGGGCGATGTTGGCGTTAATCAGGTGATCTCGCCGCATTTGCGCTTCATGCTGATTGTGAGGATAGATGTTGTTCGCCGCTCGGACTTCCTCATGAACCGTGGAAGCCAGCTCGAAGATACGGTTTGTCAGCAGAGGTGCGTATCTTTTAGGAGCCTTGGTGCAGACAGAGAAAGCGTGAAGCTCTAACCGTCTGGCGGTTTCGATGAACTGCATGGAGCTTTCGCCACGCATAGCTTTGATGACTGACACGCCAACATTCCTTTCTTACACCGCCCCTGACGGGGCGGGATTGGTGTTGATGAAACCGGGGATTAAACGCAGAAGCCGAAGGACACGCCAAGGGAGCCGCTGGCGGTGTAATAGCCGGCGGTGCCGTTGCTGGCCACACGACAGAAGCCGTTGGCGTCGCCGGAATAAGGAGAACGCTCCCACCAGCCGCCCGCAGAACCATTGACCTTTTTGACCTTGCTGTTTCCGGCTTTGTAATACGCATATTGAGTACCTTCGCCGGGTACAGAATAGGTTGTAGTGCCGAAGATTTCTACTTCGGACAAAAGAAACAGCTTGTCGTGGGTGGTCTGCGTTCCAGAAGTAGACCCGCCGCCTGTGCCAGACAGCTTGTTTACAAACTTCAAAACATTCTTCAAAGCAGCAGGAAGCTGGTTCAGCAGCGTTGCCATTGTGGAGGTACGCATAGTGGAACCATTCCAACCGCCGCTATTTGTATTGGAGCCATTCATGGAATAGGTCGTGTTCAAACAATCGACCATCTGGAAAGTGATACCAGCCTTGGCGCGGCCACCGTCTGCGGTGGTCAGAGTGTCGTGGTCAAAACCGATGATCTGGAACTGGTAGTTGACCCCATTAACGGCAACCGTTTTGGTGTCGCCTACCTTCCAATAATCTTGTGCCTTTCCCAATTTAGACACGATTGCGATATTGTCCCAAGTGGTATCGTTCAAAGTATCGCCCACCACAAAGGGGTAAATATACACGATACCGATGACTTCCAGCGTATAAACTCTGGTCTTCTGACTACCATTGAAAACATACACGATAGTCCAATCGCCAAGCTCGGTCGGATAAAGCACGGCATAACCATTCGATTGTGCCGTTGCGGTCAGCGTTTTACCTCCCTTGCTCATGGTAACGGTTGTACCGCTGTCTGCCATGACATGAACTTCGGCGGGAGAACCCTTCTGGCTCAGAGCATACAGAGCGTCATTCACCGTGGGGTCGCTGCCGCTCAGTTCCAGTGCCGACTTGGTGGTGTCGGACAGCAGATTTGCCTTGCTCATGGCTGTGCCGACCACATCACAGCCTGCGGCATTTAGATCAATGTCGAGGGTAGCGGTTCCAGCGAGAAGCTGTGTGCGCCATTCCTCGAAGGTTGCAGGCATATCGGTAGGAGCCTTGATAGAACGGGACTTACCGTTGCCCTTGATGACAGTATCTTTCATGAAATTTCCTCCTTACTCTCCGCAGTTATACAGACCAACATAGGCGAAAGCGTCCACCGTGCGGTCGATCTTGGAATACAGCTCGGTTTCTACCTCGGTCAGTGTTGTGTCAATGACATACAGGAGATATTCAATGTTGTTTGCCGTGGAAAAAGTGAGATTGTCCAGACTGCTCGGAACCAGCGGTGCGTCCGGGGGAAGCGTGAGCTGCTTTCGGAGAACCGTCAGGTTGTTCAAGTAGGCTTTCACGAGAGATTGGGTGGGCGTATCACCCATCGCCCAATTCGTCTTTGCCGCAACCACCACCGAGGAAGGGTCATACGGAACTTGGTAGATCGGGTCATCAGCGACTCCTTTCTCCGCTCGGTATGCCGCCAACTGTCCGGGGAGAGAAGTCATGCGGTTGGCGATATAGGCTACCGCCTGCCCTACACGGTTCATGTCCCCGTAATTGTAAGCACCCTTCATACCAGCCATGTACTCGGTCTTTTCCTCAGCGGAAAGGCTCGAAAGCCCTTCCGTGAGAATTTTGTGTTTCAGGGTAAAAACCCTGTCCACATCGGCCTGTGTGCGGTCGTAGACGAGATTATCAATAATACTCATATCAGACCTTTCACCTTCAACTTTCCGCTCAGAGAGCCGTTAAATGTGATCTCGTCCACCAAGATCAATGCGTCCATTTCATCGGTGTAGAGCGTCTGCAAGCCAATCACATCGCCCACTTCCAACTCAGGATTGCCACGGTACTTTGTCTGATAGGTGTTTCTCATTTGCAGATACTTTTTCACCTGATCGGCAAGAGCGGCGCACATCGTATCGTTGGTGATAAGGGGGTTTTCCTCCTTGTCAATTTCTCCATCGAGAGCCACGGGATAGGAAACGACCACCGAGTTCTCAGACAGAGTTTTGCCGGTAATGACTACGGTTTTAGTGCCGGAGGATAACACCAAATCCGCAGCTCTGGCGTAAATGTTGGAGGATACCAACGAGCCGCCAGAAACAGAGATGGAAACATCTTGTGCAAGACCAGAGAACTCGACATGAAGCTGAGTTTCGGTGGTCGTTCCCTCGAAAAGTTTGGTGGTATCATTTGCCGCCGTGTACGCATACTTGGCGACAGACACCGCTTTGAGTTGGTCGATCTTTGCGATGGATTGGGAGTCCTTGTCAATCGAGTCAAAGTCCAGCGTGAAGTCCGTTTCACGGTAGTAGAGCTTGCTCACCCGCATACGGCGGTGCGGCAGGCCACCGTCCATCGTCACCTCAATTTTGGTGCAGTCAATCGCCGCTTCGCTGTTGACAAACACCTCCGCAGAAGTAATACCCTTCACGGTTTGCGTGTCCAGCAGCTTCGTCCCGGCGTAATACTTCACCTGAATAGAGGTGGGGTACTCGTCCAAGGGGGTATCAAAGCGGAGAGCCAACACGGGAAGATCGTGAGAAACATCGAAGGTCTTGGTGAAGGTCGGCTTCGTAGTATAAGTGCCATCTGCCGCAGTCATCGCTTCACTGATAAACCCTCGACCGGAAGGGTCGGTGTCTTCGACAATGACCTGATCTCCACCATCCAGTGTCCAGCGGTTCAGTTCCAACGCAGCATAGGTGTTACCGACCTTATTGCCACGGTCAACAGTGTCCCACTCGCTGTACCACAGATGACCGTTATCCGCCCATACGCCGCTGTAAATACCAACCACAGTCACGCCAAAAGGCTTGATGTGAATGATATTGTCATCGTCTGTAAATAGGCGGCAGCGGCAGGCGTGAGCGATCAGTTGCAGACAGTTCATGTGTGAGTCAATGGGGAGCGCCGCCGTAGTGAACATCTGCTTCAAGGTTGGGTCAATCACCCATGGGTGCGTACCTTGCGCTGTCAGCGTCAGGTCTGCGTCCAAAAGCACTTCCTCAGCCATGTCGTAGAAGTTTTTGGAACCGAGCTTACTCTTGTAGAAGGTTCCGGTCAGACTTCCAACCAGACCTGTACCCGTAAAGGTGGCCTGATTTTTGGCAGCTTTCGGTTTGCTGTTCAGCACATACTTGTCCGCTTTCAGCCACTCGATCTTACCCGTAGGAAGCATATAACCGTATTGGAGAGAAATCGGTGACTTCTTATCCAGATAGGCATAAATGCCTTTCGGGTTATCCGGGTCATAATTGTGTTCGTAGTCCAAAAGAACGAACTGCATGGTTTCCTGCGGCAGTCTGCGGGAGAGTGGGTCTACATCGTGAGACTCCTTGATGGAAACAATGTCATCATTTCCAAATTTCTTCTGCACACCGTAGAGAACCTGTTGCAACCGAGGTCGGCGGTACGGGAGGGTATTCCCCATCGTCAACACGATCTTGTCACAAGAAGCGACCTTTGTGTTAATGACCAACTCTGTTCCCTCTACGGGAAGGGTCAGACTTTCCAACACCGTCCCATTCAGGTAGAAATCAACCGTCACGGTGTCAGGCCATTCCCGATAGCGAGTGTCAAAAGTCAGAGTGATACCGGGGAAGGTATGAGGATTGCTGAAAGCACGGGTCAGCACCGCAGGGGTGGTGAACTTGCCCTCAGCATTACTCATGTGGCTCGAAACAAAGCCATCATACATCGTCCCGGAAGAAGGAACGATAACCGTATTTCCGTCCAGCGCCCACCGGTTCAGTTCCAACGCCGCATAGGACTCCTGATAATCATATCCGTAGTCCAGCGTGTCGAACTCGGAATAGCTCTGCGCCCCGTTGCTGACCCAATTACCGTCTGTTGCCGCCGCTGTGTCCACCTGAGAGAAGGTGATCTCCACAAAGGACTGCTCACGGAGCAAAGACTTCATCGACAGCTTGTAAGCGTCGCTTACCTGTTTCACGGCTGCACCTCCTTAGAACGGTTCGCCGCAGTCAATGATGTTGACTTTGCAGTTGATGTAGTCCGCAGGAAGCCCCGTGTTCGGGTCAAGATGGTACGGGGTCGCCGTGCGGTCGCCGGGGTACATCTTTCTGGTTGTCCAGCGGTTGTTTACCATATCAGGATAAGTGACCATCACAAAGAAGTTCTTGTCGAAAATCTGCAACATGGCAGACCACTGTTCCGCCGTCAGATACCCCCAAAAGAGGTTGTTGAGCTTCTGTTGATCTCTGCCTACCTTCTGACCTACCACAACGCCGTTAGCATTTCTGGCAGAGTCTACGATAGTGGCAGACAGTAGCTCTAAGCCCCTGCGGGGCTGAGGAAACTTTGTGCCATTGATTGTAATAAAACTTTGCATTTCCTCAGCCCTCCTTAGTAGGCATTGGCGAACACGCCAGTAGATACTTGCCGACCACGCTTCTCCTTGTAGCGGTCGTAGGAATGACCGATCTCATTGTCACCAATGACAACGGACATATCCTTTTCCTCCACAACATTCAACAGAGCGTAGATAGCGGCGATCACACCGTCATTGGCAACGGACACGCCAGCGGAGATACCCTCAACGATCTGGTCATTGTTGGCAACCGCCGTTCTGCGACCCATCGCACCGACCATTTCCGCACCCGCTTCACGGGCGATAAAGAGCTGCCCTTCGTTCGGGAAGCCGCCGTCTTCAAAGAACGGAATGTGCGGAATATCCACCAATCGAATATCAAACGCCGGAATAAGCGTGATACCCATAACAGACAGACCGTTGAACTGGATGTGGAACATATCATTGATTGCGTCAATGACACCGTTCACAAGTCCAATGATGGAGTTCGCCATTTGTCGCACAAAGCGAGTAATGGGGTTATCGTCCAGCGTCCATGCCGCATACGACAGGGACAGACCCGCCGCCAGTACCGCAAGGCCAAGGCCAACACCCGCACCGCTCAGGCACAGCAGGACACCGAGAACGATCAATGCGCCGCTGAGAATACCCGTGATGACCGATACGACCTTCTTAATGGAATTAACAACAAAATCCCAATTCAGGGTAGCAATCGCACCAAGGCTCAATGCACCAGCCGCCATCAGGCCAAGGCCGAGAGGAAGGGCGACTCCACTCAGAGCAAGGATAGCGCCGACCGCCAAGAGAGCGCCGCCGACAACGGTGGTAATCATGCTGATCTTCTGCTGAACATTGTCGGAGAGGTCATTCCAGTTCGGCATGATAGCCGTACCCATCGTGACCGCACCCGCCGCCAGCAGAGCCAGACCCAACGGGATATTCGCCCCGGAGAACGCCAGTGCCGCACCGATAGCGAGGAACGCCACAGATACAACCGTGGTAATAATGGCAATCACATTCTGGATTTCATCGCTCAGGCCATTCCAGTTGAGAGCCATTACGGAAACCAGAGAAGTAGCACCAATCGCCATCAGCGCAATGCCGAGGGGCATACACCCGGAGAAAGCGAGGATAGCGCCGAGTGCCAAGGTTGCTCCACTGACCAGCAATCCTACTCTGGACAAGGGAGAAGCCAGAGCGTCCGGGATACTGTTCCAGTTCAGAGCTGCGGCAGATACAAGCGTGACAGCACCAACAGCCATCAGCGCAATACCCAGCCCGGTTGCAACCCCGGTAAAGGCCAACATAGCGCCTACCGCCAGAGAAGCACCCGCCAGAACTCCCGTTAAGGTGGTCAAAGCGTCAGTGAGGTGTCGGTCACTGTTATGCCAGTTGATAACAGCGGCAGATACAAGGCTTGCCCCGCCCAAGGCCATCAAAGCGATACCAAGAGGAAGGTTCGCCCCGGAAAACGCCATAATTGCGCCAAGAGCCAGCAGGAAGCCGCCGACAACACCCGTAATGAGAGCCAGCGTACTTGCCAGTTCGCTACTCATGGCTGTCCAGTTCAGTCCCACGGTAGCCGCAAGGCCGACCGCACCAGCCGCCATCAGACCGACACCCAGCGGAATATTCGCACCGGTTACGACCAGAATTGCACCTACCGCCAGCATAAAGCCGGAAACAATCGTGGTGATCTCTGCGAGAGTGTCTTCGATCATCTTCTGGATTTCACCAATGCGGGTCTGCACAGCGTCACCAAGGAAATCGTAGGTAGGCAAATCGAAATCAAATCCGCCTGCGCCACCAGCACCCGCCCCGGAACCGCTTCCCGTGTTGGGAGCAAAGACATTCAGCTCGTCAAAGCCTGCGGTGTACTGCTTCAACTTCTTGGCAGCACCGGCAGCGTCATCGAGATTATCCGCTAAAGACCCAGCGCCGACAGCAGCGCTATTCACTCCTGAATAGTCCACTTCCGTCAACTTGAAACCCGCAAGGTTGGCAAGGGCATTGGCGATCTCTCGAATGACCTGAACAACAGCGATTGCATAGGGAAAAATTGCGTTCAGTGCGGGAATGAAGATGTTACCGATAGCTCGTGCGGCCTGTGTAAGTTGTGCCTGCAAGATACGAAGCTGGTTTGCGGGAGCTTCCAGCGTTCTCGCCATATCACCCTGAGCGGTTGTCACCTGAGTCATAATGGCGTAGTATCTCAGCTCGGCCTTTTCTGCCTGCGTCATGTTGGCAACGCTTTCCTTGATACCAAGGTTCAAAGCGGTCTGCTCCAACCGTGCCTGCGACAAATCGTAGCCCAAGCGCCGCAGAGGTTCCAACTCGCCGGAAATACCGGACTGTAACTTCTGCATAGCGTCTTCAATAGAAACATTGAAGAAGGAAGAAATATCGTAGCCGAGCTGTGTCAGGTTTTGGCTCATGAGCCGCGCTCGTTCAGCCGTGTCACCGAAGCCGGTCAGCAGCGTATTGAAAACGCCCTGATTGCGGAGCCACTGTGCCGGGTCGATACCCATGACATCAGATACCTTTTCAGCGTAGTTTTGAGCTTCGGCGGCATACTGCCCCAAGGCGACCGTGAACAGGTTCAGGTCTTCTTGATACTTGTTGGACTCCGTGACCGCCTGTGCGATGAAATGACCGATTTTGCGGAAAGTGATTGCAACAGCGGCGACATTCAACGCTTTCAATCCGCTTGTGAACTGCCCGGTAGTGGAGGTTGCTTTACGGGCAGAAGCGTTGTATTTCTCCGTGCTGGTAATCAGCTTTTGGATTTTGGATGGAAACGCCGAGAAGCCGTTGGACACCTTCTGCATTTCATCGGCAAAAGGCTTCATGGCGGCGGCAAGGGCGGTCATCTGCTGTGTGAACTTGTCAATGTCCGCCGCTTCCAAATCCTCGATCACCTTCGGCAGCTTGGAGAGCTGATTGATAAAGGTGGTCATATTGGCCTTACCCAACTCGGAGAGAGGGTGTAAGCCGTTGGCAAGGGAAGTCAGCTTGTCGCCGTCCGTCCATTTCAGGCCAGCGAGAGCGGTGTTGATTGCCGTGAGCTGGTTGGCGATGGAGGAAGAAATCTTCACATTCCCAACCTGACTCAGAGCGGTCAGCGCATTGGTAAGCCGGGTGATCTTCTGCGAAGCGTCACCGCTGTTCAAGCCTTTCAGAGAATTGGAAAGCTCCCGAATACCCTGAGCGGTCTTGCTCAGACCCGTTGCGCCGCCGTTGGTAGCGGTTTTCAAACGATTGAGCGTGTTAATCAGGTTTTGAAGCCCTGCGACCGCCTGCGTACTGTCATTGACGATCTGAAACTCCAACCCCTGAATTTCCACATTGTCAGCCACTTACGCCACCACCTTTCTCTTGAAATTTCTTATTGACCGATACCATAAAGGCTTCCATGTATGCCTTGGCTTGGTCATCGTGTTTTTCTTGAAGCTGCTTCTGCTGTTTCTTGTCCTGCCGACTGAATAGCTCATAGGGGCTTTCCCGATACGGCGTGGGCTTGGTTCCCTTCTTGGCGAAAGCACGAAGAACAGGGGCAGCGTCAATGAGAGCTTCGTAAAAATAAGCCCCTTGAAGCCAAGCGTCTTGATTTCTCAGGTCTTGCCTGATCTGCGCCGCCTTTCGGTAATACTTCACTAATTCGCAGTCCTGTTCCCAAAACTGCTCATAGGTCATGCCAATAGAAAGATAGTACGGGAAAACCTCATAAAACTTTGGCGTGTAAGCGAGAAGGGGAGCGGGGCGATGGTCGCCGCCGCCCCCCTCACTTCTGGAAGATCGGTCGCTTACCAGCCGGTCTTCCAGCTCAGGTTTCCCTCGTTGCCCTCCTGCTCAGGCTCGTCCAGCAGACTCAGCAGGGGGTCGTTATACATCTCTACCAGAGCGGCAATCAGCTCGTCCTTGTGGTTCATACGAGCGTAAATGCTGTCGATCACATCACGCTTTACGAACCGATGATGGGCGAGGAACGCACCGGCAAACAGAGCCGGGAGCAGAGTCATCGGCTTGCGCTCCACATCAGCAGCAACGAAGCCGTTCTTCTCCATCGCTTCAACGGTCTTGCGGGTGTATTCCAGCGTGTAGGTCACGCCGGTAGTAGGGTCATTGATCGTCAACTGCTTTGCCATGATAAATCCTCCTTATCAATACGGCGATTGTTGGTGTCTTAGGTTGCGGAGAAAGCGATGGGGGTGGAAGGAGCGATGGTGATATTCATGTTCACCACTTCGTTCACGCCGCCGCCCACGGGATACACGGACAGCTCACCGTCAAAGCTGAACTTGCCGTTAGAGCCATCGGGAGTAACAGTGCCATCGCTCTCGGTGCCGCCAAACCAGACCGCATAGCTGACCTTCTTGCCTTCCAAAGCCTTGAGGGTCTGGAAATCAGCCAGCGTGTAGTTGGCGGTGAAGGACAGACCATCGAGGGACTGGATACCGGCGATATAGGTCTGCATATTGTCGCTCAGGGTGGTGGTTTCCAGCATTTCGGGTTCGCCGCCGAGGTCAGGAAACTCCTTAATGTCGATCAGCTTGCTCCACTGTTCACCAGTGTCGGCCTTCTTCATCAGAAAAACCTTGTAGGTGGAAATAGCCATTTCATTTACCTCCTATAAAGAGTGGTTCCGTCCGTTTCTGCCTTGTATCGGGCAACCAGACGGTAGATTGTTGCGTTCTCCAAATTGGGAACCGGGGACAGAGAAGTACGCCGGAAATTCTTGGCGTACATGAGATCGTCCACAAACCTCATGATTTTTCGGCAAACGGATTTCTTACCGCCTGCCTTATCGGAGTAGACATTCACCTCGTACATCAGCGTAGCGAACCTCTCCGTATCGCCGCTGTCCATGTGAGCTTCCGTGGTGTAGTTATCCTGCTCCACCAAACTCACATAGGGGAAACGGGTAGGGGCATTGACATACTCGCCGCTGACCAAGATACCGGGAAACTGCGCTCTCAGGGCTTCCGCAATCGGCGTGTAGATTTGACTCTCCACATCAATCATGAAAACACCTCCTTCGCAATCTCCGTGAGCCGGTCTTGCAGCTCCTTTACCGTTTCATACATCGGCATATTGGCGGGATTGCCGTGGGTAATGACCACGAACCCGCCGTTCTTCTTTTCTTTCAGCACTCCGTTCGTGCCGGGGTCGCCGTAATAACCCCAGGAGTGTTGCTTGCCGTGACCATGACCGTATTCGCCACGCTTCATACCGAGTTCTCCCGCTTCCGGGTGATCGTCCGGGTAGGTCACGCCTGTGCCGAACTCAATGAACAGGGTAGCTCCGCCTGTCGCCACCACCGCCCGAACATTGTTCCCACGGGGTTCCACCGTCACGGAAACATCGTTCGTGCCGTCATAAACGGCCTGCGAGAACTTGACAGAAGCTCTCTCCATGCCCTCCTGCGCCACCCGGTCAAGAAAGACTGCAATCCGCTCTTGAAGCCGGTTCTTCCAGTTCTCGGTTTCCCGTATCAGCTGCTCAATCCCTCTCCCGGAGAGCGGAGCATTGATCGTCTGACTCACGATACCGTCACCTTACTGACCGCATAGGAAATGGAATTGAGGGACTTGGCGACCCGCTTGACCATGTAATCGTAGAGCGGTTTCCCGTCCTTGTCATACTGCGGCTCCTTGTCGATGAACAGCACGGTATTCTCGTCAATGGGGCAGCTCAGGTCATCGGTGACGATCACCTTGTCGTACCCTGCGAAATTACCGAACTGCTCCACCTGAGCGGAGCCGGTCGCCGCCGAGATATTGGCGTTCATCGCCACGGCAGGCTTGTAAATCACCAGTTCCTCGCCGGTTTCGTTGCCGTACTCGTCCTTGGCGGGAACCTTGCTGTCATACAGCAGATACCAGAAGGGCGATTTGTTGCGGTTCAGCGTCCTCATGCACTCAACCTCCCATCACAGCGGCAAAGGGAACAATGTCCCTCAGCAGCGTAGGCGGCACATCGCCGTCTTCATAGGAGCGGGAGATACCGTTCTCACTGTGAGCGGTCTGCCCTTCGGCTCCCCGCTTGTTCAGCAGATACACGGCGATCTCCACCTGAATGTGAGCGTACTGGTCAGGAACAGCGGTCACGGTGGGGTCGAAGGGGTATACCTTGCGGCACACCTTGTTTCCGGCGATAGAAAGGTAGGTGGAAAGCGTGTCCTCGTCTGTCTCGCCGGTCATGGCTTTCACCATTGTCAACTTCTCAGCGTCCGTCATGCTTTCCACCTTTCCTTTCTAAAATCTCTGTTTTACTCCTGTGCCACTCTTAGCCGGCAGCAACGGCCTTAGTGTTCACGGGGTTGTTTGCGTCATTGGCGATGAAGACGCTGCGGCTGTAAGTGGGAGCGGTAAACTCGGTAGAGATACCGGTAAACTTACCGTGGAACCACTCAGGGCCGTGGTCAAGGCCGATCTGACCAAAGAGCTGATACTTCTCACCAGCGCCGACCTTTGCCAGCGGCTCAAGGAAGAAGTTGCCCTTGCCGGGGACAGGCTGATAAACGGGAGCCAGAACGCTCAGGTTCAGCAGCAGGGCAGTACCGGCAGGCAGATACTCGCCGAGATACAGGTAGACAACGCCGATGGGCGTGACCACGCTGGACAGGGCAATACCGTTGATGTTACGGGCGGCGGGAACCACGGTCAGACCGTTCTGAACAGCGTCAGCGTTGATCTGGAACATGGTCACAGCGTCACACCACAGGCACAGGCCATCGGTGGGAGCGTGAGCGCCGTAAATCTTCTTCACCATGTCGGCAATATCCCACAGGCCGAGGGGCTTGGAAGCCATCGCCGTAGTGTTGGAGGTGATTGCGGAAACCAGACCACGGGTCTTGTTGACCTTGGTGTCGTCAGTGGCCTTGCTGTAAACGCCGTTAATGAAGGTGTACTCAATGTCGGCATTGACCTTCATCATCTTGGCGGCAACCTGAAAGTCCAGCTCGTTCATGGGGTTGGCCTGCTGACCCGCCACATTGATACCGCTCAGAGTACCCATGTTAGACATCTTCCCGTAGGAAATGCCCACAGACTCCTGAAAGATCTGAGTCACATTGGTCTTCTGCGCACGGGTCACAACGGTAGCGTCAGGGGCTGTCAGAGAAGCACTCTCGCTGATAGCAGGCTGAGCGCCGCCACCGGAGGTGAACTCCTGACCGGTCACGAACTCAACATGGTTCGTGGTCTTGGCACGACCGCCGATGATAGAACTCAGCGGGGTGCGGGTGTTGCCCTTGTTAAAGAGCATACCGGAGTAATTGAGTACCCCGAAACTCATAGCAAACTGATCTGCCATAGTAAAAACTCTCCTTTACTCGTTTTTCGCCTGCGCTTCCGCTTCGGCTTGCAGGCGGGTGTAGTAAGCAACGGCGGCGAAATCACCGTTTGTCCGTGCTTCCTCGATTTTCTTGGCGTAATCCATCTCGCCAGTACCGCCACCGGCACCGGGAGTGGGCTTGGGGGTCTTTTTCAGAGCGTCAGCCTTGACCTGTTTCGCATACTCGTCAAGGAACTTCTGCTGGTTGGCAAACACCTTGGCAGAGTCACCATCAGCCATCGCCTTTGCGGTATCCTCGGCAAGAGCCTCGTCATAGCCCTGAGCGATGAACTTGGCCTTGAACTCGGAAACACGCTTGGCTTCCCGCAGCTCGGAAAGCTCCTTCTCCATGTTGGCGAACTTTTCCTCCTGCTCCTGCTTCTTCTTCTCGTCCTCACCCAGCAGAGCGTTGTGCTTGCGCTTCCACTCAGCGGCTTCGGAGTTGGCCTTGGAAACAGCGGCTTTCTGCTTTTCCAGCTCGGCGGCGTTGTCCTCATACTCGAACGCTTCCAGAGCTTTCAGCTTGTCTTCCGCAGACATTTCCGCATAGCCCGTGATTTTGCTGGTGTCGATCTTTGCCATAATGATTACCTCCTGCGTTTAACAAGGCTGTTCACTCAGCACTGTTTTCCGTTTTTACGGGTTGTCTCCCGTTTGCGATTAAGGTCTTCCCTGACCATTCAACGCCTTACGGCGGTCAAATCATTGTCTTCGCCTTTCTCATATCTCCGAAAAGACTGAGCTTTCACGGACTGTCCGAAAACTCCGAGGGCATTGGAAGGAAAAATAAAAGGGCTACCAATACCTTTTCGGTATCAGTAGCCCGTAATGGCTGTTCCTATCACCTATGCGATAGGCTGTTCATATTTCTTTTTGCTGCTGACCGCCCATACGATCACCTTCTCGTGTCGTTCTGCGATCTCAACGGTCTTTCCCGTAGTCAAGATTTCCTCAATCTTCCTGACCACTTCCGGGGTCAGGCGGATTTCCTTTTCCATCAGGATTAACCTCCTTCTGTTTGGTTGCGAGTTCAGCGGCCTTTTTCTCCTGTTCCTCAGCGTAATCCATACTTATACGGTACGCAAGCTGCGGGTCAGAGAACAAACCACAATGGGTAAAGGCCAGAACCGGGGCGATCTTCGGATTGGCAAGCATAGCAGTCAACACATTTGCCTTTTCCGTGATATTCTCGTAATTTCTGCGGGTAAAGCGGATTTCCAGACCGCTGAGTTTCAGCGTCAGGTCACTCAGATCACGGCAGATACGCAGAACTAACTTCAAGAAATCCTTCTCAGACTGCTTGAACATCAGCTCGGAGTCCTTCGCTCTGGCTTCCGCCGCCGACCAGCCATCACGCATGATGACCGCAGAGCCGGTATCGCTGGTGGAAGAACCACCGTTGCGGTTCGGCATACCGCAGATCGTCAAGACGGTGTTATACATACTGTCCACAAGGGTCTGCGTCTGCGTCTGGTTCATTTCCGAGGTCAGATACTCGATCTCTGCCTTGAACTGCGGGTCAATGTCCTTGTACTTGATTGCGCCCTCGTCACGAAGCTGGTGAAAATCCTCAGTGTTAATATCAACATTGTGGAACAGCATGAGCGCCTGTACGAACTGCTCCACACCGTCAAGGCGGTTGCTTTCCACGGTGTTAATAGCGTCCAGCAGAGGGAGGACGATCTCAAAGGCTCCCAGCCGAGCCTTATTCGCCGGGTACTCGATGATGGGAATACCCAAAATCTGAGGTTCGCTCCGAATGACCGCCCAAGTGTTCTCCACCTCGTAGTAGTGGTCACGGGTATAGCAACTGAAAATCAGATTGCCGTTCTCGTCCTTCACATACTTCACGCCCATCATGGCGGGGTTGCCGAGGGCGGTGGAGTAGACCACAAAAGCGAAGCGGGGGTCAAGGGTGAAAATCTCGAAGGGGGCTTCATCTTCCTCCACATCGGCTTCCCCATCAGGAAGCACCATGCGGTAGGAAGTGCCGCCGATGTGCGACCAGTCTGCCAGCTCCTTGTCCTTGGCAGGCTTATCCTCGCTGAGAACATAATCGTTCAAGCGGCTGACCTCAGCGGAAATGTTCTCGTCATCGCTGCGGCTCACATACTGGACGGGTTCGCCCATCAGATAGCCGACCTTGAAGGACACGATCTCATTGGCTCGGTTTTCAACGACCTTATTACAGATTTCAGGCCGTACTTCCTTCTCACGGTAAAGCACGGGCTGATCTCCACGATAGTACCGATAGAGATAGTCAATGTCGGCGCTGTTTTGCAGATGGACGAACAAAGCCTTTTGCAGAATATCAATGATGTTCCCGGCATTGATTTCGGCAACATCGGTATAGATCACACGGCGACCAAACAACGCTCTCGCACCCACTTACAGCACCTCCTTCCCTCTACCTATTATCTCTCTTATCATTGTACCAAACTCTCCAATGGTTGTCAATACTAACCTTTCATCATACCATTCGCCACAGTATTTGTCAAAACCAACCTTTCAGTAGGGACGTTTGAAGACCTCCACCTTGCCCCCGGACAGCATACGGATTTCGTTCTCCAACAGGGAGAGGGAGTCAGGAGCGTCATCGTGCGGAACCTTGCCGGATCGGGTGTAGGTGGTCACTTCCTTCATGAAGTTCCAATACTGACTGCCCCGCTTGTAGGTGGAGGGGTGCTTGAAGTAGAAGTTCTTCTTGATGTTGTCGGAAGCGAACTCAATACGGGTCTGCTTGTTGGAGATCGTGCGCTTCGTGCGGATACCCACGGAGTACCCTCGATCTCGAATGATCTGGTCAACATCTCTGGCATAATACTGACCGGCGTTGTTGGACTCAAAGACAGCGGAAGCCACCTTGTTCTCGATCAGGCACTTGGCACATTCCGGCTTCGTCACCTCGGCGGGGGAGTCATCAAAGACCACATCAACGATATACACATCGCTGCCGTATATCATCGCCACCGGCATAGAGGTCGAGTCCGAGCCGCTTTCCGCCGTGTCACCAACGGCGATGATGGTATCCGGGTCACGGTCTTTCGGCAGCTCGAAGAAGTAGTTCAGCTCGTCCTTATTGAACAGCAGACCTTTCGCTTCAAAGGGCTGTTGCTGGAACTCGCTCTCAAACTGCTCTGCGCTCAGAAGTTCCCGCTGCTCCCGGAAGTAGGCGGTGGTGAAAACCTTTTTGCCCTCCCGCTCGTACTCATAATTGCTCTCGTCCGTCACGAGATCGAGGGCGGGTATCTCAATCGCTCTCCAAGCCCAGCCCTCCCGCTGTGCGTGTTCCTGCACACGACCGATGGGGTCATACAGGGAATAGCGAGTGCCGGTAAAGACCATCGGCGTACCTTCAATGGCACGACCCATAATATCGCCGGAGATCACTTCCCACTTATCATCAAGCCGCTGGCGGTTTTTCGCTTCCTCACGACCCTCCACGCAGTCATCGAGATAGAGGACATTGGTGGCTTCGGACAAACCCACCTGTCGAGCGTCAATAGACCGACACATGATGGTGGGGAAACGGGACTTGCTTTTCAGGTTCACCGTCTTCGTGTCGGCGTTGGTCTGTACCAGCCGTGCGTCCGGGAACACATCGTAGAACAGGTACTCATTGGGAACTGTCAGGTATTCCAAACAGCCGTTGTAGAAGCTCTTTACAAGGTCATCGCCTGTCCCTTCCATCAGGGTCGAGCGGTCAGGAAACTTGCCGGAGAGCATATTCACGAAATTGATACCCGTTTGAGACTTTCCCGCTCGTTTCGGCATGGAGATTGTCAAAAGACGCAGCTTCCCGTCCAGAACATCTTGAAACCCCTGCACCATCGGTCTGAGATAGTGCTTACGGGGGGCATAGAACCGCTTTTCCGGCTTGCGGTCGAGTTCGATATAGGTCATGAAGGAGTCAAAGTCATGGGGTGCTTCAAAGAGAAGACACCGCCGCCACTGTTCATAGAACTTTGCCCCGCCGCCACGGACTACCTGATCTGCGGAGAGTGCCAGCAGCTCCTTGTTCACCTTATGCGCCGCCGAGAAATCCTCGGTTTCCCACTCTCGACACAGAGAAAAGAGGTCGCTGTACGCCCCGGCATCTCCCGGTCGGCGGTCGATCACAGCTCGGATAGAGCCGGAGAGTTTTTCATAATTCATGTGCATTTCCTTTCCAACAAAAAAAACGAGCTACCTGTGCATTTCTACACAGATAGCCCGTTATGGCTGTCACTCCTGCCCTTGCAGAAGCCGATTATAGAATTTTCGGTATCACAAACGCCAGAACCAGCAAAATAGAACTGATTATCAGGAAATACCCGATTACATTGAGAAAAAACCTCATAGTGTCAGCCCTCATACTCCGAAATCGTCTTATTGTCCCAATCCAGAACCCCTAAATAGCCGCCCTCGGTGTCAGAGTACAACTCAACTGTTTTTATCGTGTGTACTGTCTTCCATTTCACTTTGCCACGCCAGTTGAAATAGGCTTGGGTCTTGGTATCAGGGATACCCGCCAGCTCTACATAGATGATCTGGCGATTTTCCAGCGTCACATTGAGCTGTAAATCCTCGCTGTCATAGATTTTACCACAAATCACGGTCATCGGGTCATTATCTACGATAGAAACATCGTGAAAATCAGTCACGCCAATGGTATCGAACACTTCCCGATAGCTTGCGATCTCGTCATCGGTGAACCCGGCTTCGGAAAGAGCCGTATCCCACGCAACAGGTTCAGCCGAGTCCTTCTTAGAACACCCGACCAGAAAGAAAACTGTGATAACCGCCAGCCCTATCAGCCACGCCACTTTTTTCATTTCACCCAACCTTTCTTACCCCTTATTTACTTTCATAAAGATATTTATAGGCTTTATTCTTTTGCTCGGAAGTATAGAACGAAACAAAGAAAAGTTGCTCTCCGGTTACATCGGATATTCCATAATTTCCAACATAGAATATGTCATCACCGTAACCTGCCTGTTTGAGCATATCTATGTCTTCGCTGCGAAGTCCATATAAATCTTTCATATTTAACTCTCCGTCTTCAAAATCGGCTCATGAACACCCTTGACCCAATTCATGTCGCCGTATTTATACATACCCTCGTACAGAGGACGGTTGCCGAGAATACTCTTGATGGTGGACACCTGAAACCGCTTGCCGGAACGGGTCTGGTATCCCGCTTTTTCCAGCAGCTCCGTGATACCCAGCATGGAAACGCCGTCCTCGTGCTTCTCGAAGATGAACTTTACGATAGGAGCTTCCTGCTCGTCAATGGTGAGAACACCATCGACCACCTTGTAGCCGTAGGGACGGCGACCACCGCTGTACCCACCGCAGGAAGCCTTGATGGAACGACCCTTGCCGGTTCGCAGAGCGATGTTCTTTCTCTCCTGCTCTGCCACGAATTGAAGCAGCGCACGGTAGATGTTGGCAAACTCACTGCCCTCTGTGAAGCTCTCCTGCGTACTCAGAAGTTTGATGTTCTTCTTTTCCAGCACATACAGGTAGTAGAAGTACAACTTGGTATCACGAGCCACACGGTCATTCTTGAATACGATCACCGCTTCATAAGGGGGATTGCTTACATCGTCCCCATAAAGGATTTCGTTCAGGCCGGGACGGTCATCTTTTGCACCGCTGATTTCATCGACCTTCCAATCTACGATGTTGTAGCCGTTGTCGTTGGCGTAGAGAAGAATGGCCTGCTTCTGAACCTCGATACCGTATTTGTCATCATCGGCCTGTCGCTCGGTGGAGACTCGGATATAGCCGATTGCGTTTTTGAATGTCATCATAAGATCACCTCTTGCATATAAGATAGCATAGGTAAATGTAATTGTCAATAGGTAAGTGTAAATAAGCCTTTTTATTTTTTGCGGGTATTTTTCAGCTTACCCCGCCCTCGCTGCCGCTGGCATATCCCCCGCCCCCGTCACCCATTCACGCCGCCCAGATCAGGCCGAAAAAGCGCAAAAAATAACCGCCCCGGAATAGCACCGGGGCGGCGTTCACTTATTTAATTTCAATATTTCAATCAGGATTTGCACCGGCAGCAAAAGCAACAAAAGAATTAAATACACGCTTTCACCGCCCTATTAAAATACCGTATCAATAACAGTTAGAATTGTTATCCATAGATCAATATATTGTGTGCTGTATCCGGTATAATCGCCCTTGTCAAACTCTGTTTTGCCCGTGATAACATAACCAACTTGCTTTACACTTCCGTCTGACAGATCAGCGAACATTTCCGACTTGTTTTTAATGGCATTTCTGGAAATGGTGATGCAATGCTTTTCTTCCACCCGTTCCCGGTAAATTTCAAGCGCATTTTCCACGCTATCCGCATCTATACGCATATCCGAAACAATACCGCCGTCAATGTACCACTTTTTATTGTTGTATTCTTTCATTGTTGCCGTTGTTTTGAAAATGTAATTCATAATTAAACCCCCATTCTAATACATTCATCAAGCGGAACCTTATACCCATGCACCCGGAAAAATGCCGCCCCATTGCGGGTATACTGTATCTTGCACCGGTGGAACGCTTTACCGCCGCCCCACGCCCCGGAAACGCAGTAAACATAATCATCAATGCCGTGTTCAATACCTTTGATTTCAAGGCCATTCAAGCCGCTATAATAGGCGATACTTTCCCGGCTTTCGCAATATTCCCGTTTATTCATGATTGCAAACCCCCTTTATAAAATCCCTTGCAAGGCTTTTTAGGCTTTCCCGCTGCTGTTCATAGGAAAGGCTATAATCATAGCGGATTTTTTCGGCCTGTTCTTCCACGGCTTTCACCTGTTCATAAGTGGGGCGGATATTTCCGAAAGGGGCATACCCGGTTACAATGGCAACCCCGCCGCCCATATCGTAAATATCAGCTGCCCACCCTTCCCGGCGTTGTGTATAGGCAACCGGGCTTTCATAATTCAAAAGATACTGTAAACTACAATAGGAAACGCAAATAATTGTGGAATAACCGGCCTTTACTGCCTTTTGCGTTGTCTTGAATTTCATATGATACACCCCTTTCAACAATTCACGCTGTTAGCTGCACGGCGTTTATACATGGCTTTCAAACTTTCGGCGGGGGGTCATATCCGCCGCTTTCGGCTTTTCCATTTCTACCGGCTGCATATCCCACCACGATTTCCCGCCGCCGTTCATATCATAGAACGAAAGAAAACTATTCACATGGCGCATTGTAGTAGCAGAATAACCGCCCCACATACGAACGAACCGCCCCGCCGCCGTGATACGGCAAACAAAAGTATTATAAGACTGTAAAACTTTTTCGCCGTTTTCCGTTTCAATGATTTTTGCCTTTCCGTAAAAACTTTTTGCCCGGTCATACCCGCAAACGGGTAAATCAAAAATCTTTTTCATATAACAATCAGCCTTTCATAATATATTCCGTTCCGTTTTCCCATTTTCGGCCTTGATACGCTGAAAGCCTATTTCACCGGCCTACATGGGGAAATGTACGGGGATTTAATTTTCAAGGTGCATTTACATTTACTGCCTTTCGGTAAATACAATATAGCATATTTGCATTTACCTGTCAAGCGTAAATATAAAAAATAATCAAGATTTTTTGCAAATACGGCAGCTATACAATATAAAGGGCTGAAAAATGTTTTCATTTCAGATCAGACCGGAACCCCGGCAGCGCCCACGCCGCCCTGGTAAAACCCGCCGTCAATCAGCCGGGGAAAGGAAAAGCCGCCGACCCCGTGGGGGAGATCGGCAGCTCTGTCAAAGTCGCAGACCCTCGCCGGAAAGTCGCAAAGTCGTTCGGGCGAAAGTCGTAAAGTCGCTCAGCATAGTCGTAAGCCATAGTCGCAAAAGTCGTGAAAGTCGCTCAGTCTTCCGGGTCATAGTCGCTGGACGCACCCACCACATCTTCGAGATACTTCTTCTCCAAATCCTCGGCAGGGACCTGCTCTCCGAGCTGCTGGTTGGGTGTCAACACGACCTCCTGCTTGTCCGCATAGCCCATGTTGTTCTTCATCAGGAAGATACCGGCGACCGGATTGATCTTTCCGTTCTGCATATAACTTTCCATCTGAGCGTTCAAAAGTTGATACGCCTTTTTAATTAAGTTACGGCTTTCGGCGGGTAGCGTCTTACTATCCACCCCATTTGCCCATGCCCATATCGTCTTTCTATCAACTCCAAAAGCCAATGCCATACCAGCAACAGAGGGCTTCATATCGTCCTGAGCGCACAGAGCAAAGTACATTCCCATACGCTCTTTGACCTGTTCAGGTTCTCTCACATTCACATCAGGCCAGTCCAACATGACCATCGAATGTTGCAAATATTTTCTGTTGTCACCCGGTTCCGTATGGACGCTCATGGCTTCCTTACGATCAGGCCGGGTGCGTTTCTTCACAATTTCATCTGCCATAGTCGTTTTCTCCTTTCAAAGTCGCCAAGGTGATAAAGGTGAGTAATCGGGTGCATTTCCCTATAACTATTTCTATATACGCGCGTATAAGAGAGAGTTATAGGCATTTATGCCCGATTACTCACCTAACTCACCTAAAATACGAAAAACAATTTTTCAAAACACGCCAATTTGAAAAAAAGTCTTTGCAAAAACACTCACCTTTATCACCTTTATCACCTAACTACCAGTTGGCGTTGATAACCACCTTGTTCTCGTGCATAAGTGCCGTTGCTACAACGCTCTCCACTCCATCCCAGTTGTAGACTTCTTTCTTCACGGCGTAGTCTGCAAGCTGCTTTGCCTGCTCGTTGTCAAGAACCATGTCCAAACAGTTCCAATCTTTTTCTTCGGTACGCTTGCCGTAAGGAACACAGTACCCGATATTTTCCAAGAACTCATACCACGCACGACCGCTGCTGTCGGTGCTGGCAATATCTACCGTATTGATGACCTCACCACAATGAGGGCAGCGGACATCTTTGCGTTCCATGACCGTAATATCAAGACCCACTTTTCAACACCTCCTGAGCCATCTTTACCAGCTCGACCAAATCATAGAACCGCCGAGGGTTTAACCCGGTCTGCCGCTTCACCTTGTCCAAGTGATAGAGAACGGTATTTCTGTGTGCGAAAATAGCACGGGCAACATCGGTGACATTCATGTTGTGATTTGCCATCGCTATGACAATGTGAGCGTCTTCCTTATTCACGGTCGATCTCCTTTCGCAACTCGTCATAGAGTTCCGAAAAGCGGCGGTTCCAGTGGCGCAGTCGCCAGAGGAATAGACAGCCCACAACAATCCATTCAACGGCGGCGATAGTTGTCAGAATGTCACTCATGTCCTATGCTCCTTTCTTGCAAAGCGGTTAAGCAACACGCTTACGGTGAGCTGACCAATCCTGTTCACATAAGGACAGTTGAAGCGGTCAGGGTGGGGAACACTATTGCCGAGGTCGATGACCAGATCACGGGTGTTGTAGGAAATGTCCTTCGTGATAGTCGGTGTGGCGTAGATCACCACATCACGGTTCATTGTGGCCTGCAAGAGACTCTTGGTTTTGGAGTGCGCCACCGTCACAGTTGCATTACCGAGGGTGAGGTACTTTGCCAAGTTCTGAACGGCATGACCCCGGCCTACAATGGTAATGTCCTTAGCATGAACCAAGTCCAATGCCAGCAGGAGCGCCAAAGTCGCCTGAGACACCGATGACATTCCCTGTGAGTAGGAGTGGTCAATGTCAACCTCGGCGGCGAGCTTAATGTCAGACGGGACGGTTTCTCTGTCCACTACCACGGCCTTGTACGGAGGGCAGGGGTATTGAGTGAGGTCACAGTCAATACCCAACAGGTCAGCCTTGCGCTTGACCGCTTTCAGAAATACGCTCTCGTAGGAACCCAACAACAGCAGTCTGCCGGTAGGGTGAAAGCGGGTGGTTTCCTCGTCCAAGGTGGCAGAAAGCGTTTTGATTTGCTCCATTACATCATTCATGGTACTTCTCCTTTCTTTCAAAGTCATGGAGGAAGATCATCTTTTCACGGGTGAGTTTGTCAACCACTCGACCGATCTCAGAGTAACCGCAGACCGCCGCCAGCCGTTCAAGATTGCCCTTGGTCTGTGCCGTGACTACGATGGAAATACGGCGGAGGTTCTTTTTCTCAGTTTTCATCGCTTTCCTCCTTGTTGCCGTGAATGGAAGCAGAGATGAATGACTGCAACAGCACAAAGGCTTCTTCTTTGGTCGCACCAGCATTGAGTAAAGCCCTGTAAAAATTCAGAGACATTTCAGCCAAAGCACCAACGGCGTTCAGCAATTCTCTCACAGCGTCATTATTCATCGTCCTGTTCCTCCGTGAACACGGTTCCCTCGAACCCTTCCGCTCGACCGAGAAGTCTCCACAGTCCCTCGTCCTGTTCACCACAGCAGGGACAGGCTTTAGCGGCGATTTTTCCGAGCTTCTGAGGAAAGTCCTCGTCTTCCTCGACATACAGAAGGTGTTCACATTTACGGCACATGAAGACGGTGAACATCGGGGGTAGTGGGATAGGCCGCTTTCGTCCACAACGATGACAGACCCACTCGTGCTTCCAGTCTTCACGAGTCATTTCATTGCCACATACACACTTTTTACTCATGTTTATCCTCCATTCGGTCACAATCGTCAGAGATTGCACAGTCTTCACAGCCCTTATAATAGAAGCAGTTCCGGCAACTGGAAATGACAGGCATACACCGCTCAGCGTATTCTTCACAGTTGGCAACAGGGCAAGTGCCATCAACGCAGGCAACGCCCACATAGTCGGGGCAGTATTCAGGCTTCATCATCGCTGTCCCCTTCCGTCAAAGCTCTTGCGAGATCGTCAATCATCTGGTGCATGACTCTATCGCCAACATCATCTTCGTTCTGACACCAGAAGGAGAATTTCAGGTGTAGCAGCTCATGCACCAGCGTTTTTTCAAAATTGAACGGCACAATGCGGTCGCCGTAGCAGGCAGGGTTGATGATCTCAATACGAGCGGTTTTAATTGCTTCTGACCACTCGGTACAGCCTGCGGTATTACGCACCATCATTTCTTCCGGGTGAAGGTGGGTCAACAGCTTTATCCGCCACTCCTGCAAGCAGAGTTTTCGCTTCCACTTTTCCAGCAGGGCGAGTTCTTCATTGGTGGCAATCATACTGTCACCTCCTGTTCACGAGGGAGTTTTACGGTGTTACCATCTTTCAGATCGTCAGTGCTGAGTTGATAGGATACCAACTGCATACCGTGAGCCGTGACCTCTACACCATTTAAGAACCCCGCAATAATGCCATCGGGAATATCAAGAGTAATTTTCATCACGGACGCTCCTTTACAATGCGGATTTTTCTCAGGCGTTTGCCGCACCGCTTACAGATTTCATAATTGCTCTGCCAGCGGTGAGAACCATTACGGCACCTGACCTGAATATGAACATACGGGTCTGCCGTGTGGATACCGAAGCGGCATAGGATAGAGTTACATGAACGGTTCATTAGGACGCTCCTTTCAGTCTGAGGTTCTTGTAGACGGGGTAGCCCTGATACACGACCTTGCCGCCGTGCCACTCAGGGTGTGTTTCCATGTCGGCGTTGAACCGCTTGGCAGAACAGGCAAAGTACCCGTTGGACTTGCACCAAATCTTGTAAGCGTCAAACAGGGACTTCGAGCGGGTGTTGACTCCCTCGGCCTGCTCACAGCGTTCTTCGAGGAACTGCAAGCACAGATCGTTGTCACGCTCGTACTGGTTGACCACCTTCCGCATAGCGGGAGACATTTTCAGGCCGAACCGCTTGTACTTGAAGTACCCGGCGACCAGCCAAGCGAAAATACCCTGCATAGCTTCCTGTGTCTGAAACTCGTTTTTCAGGTTCTTGTCCTGTTCCGCTTCGGTGAAATGGCGGTTGAACTCAATGACCCGTACACGGTCGGAAGCGAACAGGGACTTATCGCTGACGGTGGGAAGATCGTTACAGGAAAGCCAAAGGGTGAACTGCGGCAGGAAGGTCGTGGCAGTCTCATAGAGGTTCCGAGCCTTGATTTCCTCGCCGCCTGTGAGCTGCTTGATCGTTTCTTCGTCCAGCTTGCCATACTGGTTGCTCTCTGCCATTGTGACGAACCGTTTGCCTTTCAGGGAAGCCAGCATGGGGTTCGCTGCTTCGGCGTTCTTCGAGCGCTCCGCCTTGCAGATGATCGACACGGGGGACACGGAAGCATAATCACCGAGAAGGTGGTGAATTGCCGAGAGCATGGTGGACTTACCGTTGCGAGTGGTCTTGCCGTGGAGAATGAACATACATTCCTCGTTCGCCATACCCAGCATGGAGTACCCCAGCGCCTTTTGAAGATAATCAGCCTTGTCTTCGTCATTACAAGTGACTTCCGCAACAAACTTCTCCCAGCGGCGGCACCGTGCGTCCTGCAAGGTGTAGTTGAAGTTGGTCTGCATAGTTAGGAAGTCTTTCCAGTCATGTTCCCGGAACTCCATTTTTTCGAGGTCGAAAGTGCCGTTCTTGCAGTTGATAAGGTAGGGGTTTGCGTCAAACTCCGCCGAAGCGATAGGAAGCACACTGGCAGCGTCCTTCATCAGCCGGTCACGGAAGCGCCGGTCGCCCATCTTCACGATGAACTTCATGTACTCGGTGCGGCGTTCTTCATTGGCAATCTCGCCGCAGTAGAGAGCCATCAGGCGGCAGAACTCTTTGATTTTCTCCGCTACCAGCAGAGAACCTGTGTCCTTACGCCATGCCCCCTCGGAGTAGGTGAACCAGCTTTTCGCTTCGGGGCAGTAGCGGGTATCATTCTTGTAGCACTCGGAAAACAGCTCCGCCATGCCGGACTCGTCCCACGAATACCCCGTACCGCTGATCGGATGGCTATGCTCAGGCTGTGCTTCCTTAATCTGAAACATCACACGGGACTGAGCTTCGTCCATGATGTAGCGACCGTTGGAGAGCTGGAAAAGAGCCTGTTCTTCGGGGATGGTTGTGATTTCATCAGCCATTTTCAGCACTCTCCTTTGCGAACTTTTTCAGGGGTTGAAGGTCGGCTCTGACTTTCTTAATGTACTTCTCCACGATGGACTCAACCTCGTAGCGGGTAACGGGGTTGACCACAGAGCGGTCAAAGGCTCGTGCGATCTCATTGACTTCCCGTATGCGGTCGATTTCGTTGTGGTAGCTGACCGCAAACTGCTGACCGTTTCTCATGGCAACCGTGAGAACAAAGGGGTATTCCGCTCGTTGGCCTTTACTGGTTGAGACAGTCACAATGTCTGCGACATTGAGAAGGGTTCCGTTGAAATTGTAAAGCATGAG